GAGTTACAATTAGCTGGTCTTGCTGGAGATCATCCGGAGTCGTCCTATTCTAGGAACGAGGAGATAGAGTCTTTAGAGCAGTTTCACATGGCAACGGCAGATTCGTTAATTCGTAAGCAAATGAGTTCGATTGTGTACACGGGTCCGATTAAAGTTCAGCAAATGAAAAACTTTATCGATAGCCTGGTAGCATCACTATCTGCTGCGGTGTCGAATCTTGTCAAGATCCTTAAAGATACAGCTGCTATTGACCTTGAAACCCGTCAAAAGTTTGGAGTCTTGGATGTTGCATCTAGGAAGTGGTTGATCAAACCGACGGCCAAGAGTCATGCATGGGGTGTTGTTGAAACCCACGCGAGGAAGTATCATGTGGCACTATTGGAATATGATGAGCAAGGTATAGTAACATGCGACGATTGGAGAAGAGTAGCTGTTAGCTCTGAGTCTGTTGTCTATTCCGACATGGCAAAACTCAGAACTCTGCGCAGACTGCTTCGAAACGGAGAACCGCATGTTAGTAGCGCAAAGGTTGTTCTTGTGGACGGAGTTCCAGGCTGTGGAAAAACAAAAGAAATTCTCTCCAGAGTTAACTTTGATGAGGATTTGATTCTAGTTCCTGGAAAGCAGGCCGCGGAAATGATCAGAAGACGTGCGAATTCCTCAGGGATTATTGTGGCCACGAAAGACAACGTTAAAACCGTTGATTCTTTCATGATGAATTTTGGAAAAAGCACACGCTGTCAGTTCAAGAGGCTATTCATTGATGAAGGATTGATGTTGCATACTGGTTGTGTTAATTTTCTTGTGGCGATGTCATTGTGCGAAATTGCATATGTTTACGGAGACACACAGCAGATTCCATACATCAACAGAGTTTCAGGATTCCCGTACCCCGCCCATTTTGCCAAATTGGAAGTTGACGAGGTTGAGACACGCAGAACAACTCTCCGCTGTCCAGCTGATGTCACACACTATCTGAACAGGAGATATGAGGGCTTTGTCATGAGTACTTCTTCGGTTAAAAAGTCAGTTTCGCAGGAGATGGTTGGCGGAGCTGCCGTGATCAATCCGATCTCGAAACCTTTGCATGGTAAGATCTTGACTTTTACCCAATCGGATAAAGAAGCTCTGCTTTCAAGAGGGTACTCTGATGTTCACACTGTGCATGAGGTGCAAGGCGAGACGTACTCTGATGTTTCGCTAGTCAGGTTGACCCCTACACCAGTCTCTATCATAGCAGGAGACAGCCCACATGTTTTGGTTGCATTGTCGAGGCACACTTGTTCGCTCAAGTACTACACTGTTGTTATGGATCCTTTAGTTAGCATTATTAGAGATTTAGAGAAACTTAGCTCGTACTTGTTAGATATGTATAAGGTCGATGCAGGCACACAATAGCAATTACAGATTGACTCGGTGTTCAAAGGTTCAAATCTTTTTGTCGCAGCGCCAAAGACTGGTGACATTTCCGATATGCAGTTTTACTATGATAAGTGTCTCCCAGGCAACAGCACCATGATGAATAATTTTGATGCTGTTACCATGAGGTTGACTGACATCTCATTGAATGTCAAAGATTGCATATTGGATATGTCTAAGTCTGTTGCTGCGCCCAAAGATCAGATCAAACCACTAATACCTATGGTACGAACGGCGGCAGAAATGCCACGCCAGACTGGACTATTGGAAAATTTGGTGGCGATGATTAAAAGGAACTTTAACGCACCCGAGTTATCTGGCATCATTGATATTGAAAATACTGCAGCCTTAGTTGTGGATAAGTTTTTCGACAGTTATTTGCTTAAAGAAAAAAGAAAACCAAATAAAAATGTTTCTTTGTTCAGTAGAGAGTCTCTCAATAGATGGTTAGAAAA